AGAGCAGATGACGTTCCAATGACTTTAAAAGAGGGAGATTACGTACTTTCTCAGCCTGCAGTAGCCCTTTATGGTGAGGACACTATAAACAGAATGGTTCAAAGAGCAGCTAATGAAGCAGGCACAAATCTTAAATCTGGTGGTAAAGTACCAGTTAATGTACACAACGGTGAATACATTATACCTAAGAAATTAACAGAATATATAGGCTCCAATGTTCTAGAGAATATGAACAACAGGGGTCTTATGTCAGTTGGTGAAAGACCCAACACCTAATCGACAGCTACTTGCGAAAGCAACCCTGTCTCTTTAATAACTAATATGGGCTACCTGCAGCAACAGCCCCCATTGAGGTACAGATGAACGAAGAAAACCAAAAGGAAAAAGAAGACCTAGAACCAGTTCCATATCAAGGAGCTTACAGACAAGAACTAGAAGATGAACCAGAAGCGGACACCACAGAAGAGGATACTCAGCAAGAGGCTACTCCGCAGGCAAAAACAGATAGTTTTGTAGAGAAGACCGAATCAGCAGAACCTGAACATGACTATAAAAAAAGGTATGATGATTTAAAAAGACACTATGACGCTAAAATAGAAGAGTTTAAAGGAAAAGAACAAGAACTTTTAAGCTTAGCAAAACAAGCATCAGATGGTGGAATTAATTATAAACCACCTAAAACTCCTGAAGAACTAGAAAAGTTCAAAGAAGAATATCCAGATGTTTATAACGTTATAGAAACGGTGGCACATTCTCAAGCAGATAATAAGACTAAATCTCTGCAGTCAGAAGTTGAAGAACTTAAAAAAGAAAGAGTACAGCTAACTAAACAGAAAGCTGAACAAGAACTTTTAAGAGCACACCCAGACTTTATGGCTATTAAATCAGATGAAGACTTTATTAACTGGTTAGAAGATCAACCGCCATCCATTGCAGATGGAGTTCTTAAGAATAACACAGATGCAAAATGGGCTTCTAGGGTACTAGACTTGTATAAAGCCGATAAAGGTATTAATCGTACATCAAAACGGAAGGACACTTCTGCTGCTGAATATGTTCCAACTAAAAAGAAAGCGGAACCTAGTAAAGGCAAGAAAGAGTGGACTTCTGAGGAAATCAGACGGATGAAACCTCACGAATTTGAAAAGTACGAAAAAGAAATCGACTTAGCAAGAAGAGAGGGCAGAATCCGTTAGTTTATTAACTTTTTAACTAACAAGGATATAGATTATGGCTATCTCAAGTTCAGCAGGTTATACTAACTTGCCTTCAGGTAATTTTTTACCTGAGATTTACAGTCAAAAAGTTCTTAAATTCTTCCGTAAAGCTTCAGTTGTTGAGGATATTACCAACACTGACTATACAGGAGAAATTGAAAACTTTGGCGATACTGTAAGAATAATAAAAGAACCAACAATCTCTGTCTCTTCATATGCAAGAGGTGCTGCAGTTAATACGCAAGACCTAGCAGATGATGAAATTCAATTAACTATTGACAAAGCTAACGCATTTGCTTTTAAAGTAGACGACATTGAAGAAAGACAAGGGCATGTTAACTTTGAAACATTAGCAACGTCAGCAGGTGCATATGCACTTAAAGACAGCTATGATGCAGAGGTTCTTTCAAACATCGCTTCAAGTGTTACTTCAGGTAATACATATGGTGCGGATCACGCAACAAACTCAATCGACACTGGTTTTGATACTGGTGAAGTTGACCCTATTAACGTACTTGCTCGTCTAGGAAGACTTCTAGATGACGGAAACGTTCCTACGGACAACCGTTGGGCTGTAGCTGCTCCGATTTTCTTTGAACAACTACAACAAACAAGCTCAAAATTGGTAGACGCTAACTTCTTAAATGAAGGTAGTTCTCAATTAAGAAATGGCTTAGTAGTTCCACAACTAGTAAACGGTTTTAGACTTTATAAGTCAAACAATATGCCTGCTGCTAGTACTTCTGACGTTTATCAAGTGTTAGCAGGACACCAAGGCGGTGTATCTACTGCTTCACAAATTGCTAAAACTGAAGTTGTAAGGGACACTGAATCTTTCGCTGATATTGTTCGAGGCTTACATGTATATGGAAGAAAAGTTCTAAGAACTGAATCCATTGCAAAAGCTTTCGTTAAAATAGATTAGAAGGAGGATAACTAATGGCTACTTTAACTAAAACAGGCGGTACAGGCACTACAGGTCACGTTGCAGGTAATGCTGTCGCTAAAGTTTATGTGCAAACAACTATTATTGATGGAACATCAACTGCTTTAACAAGTGGTGATGTTTACCAAGCAATTAATGTCCCTGCTAACTCAGTGGTATTAAATGCAGGCATTGATAAAATAACAGCAGGTACTGGAACAGGTACACTTGCATTAGGAGACGGTACAGTAACTTATGTTGCTGCTGCTGTTCAAACTGCTGCAGGTTCTATGACTTCTGGTGATGCTGTTGGGGAAATGTTCGTACCATATCCTACAGCAGACACACTTGATGTGACTGTTGCTACTGCAGACGTTAACTCTAAAGTCCGAGTATGGGCTTTAATGGCTGACTGTGAAGGTCCAGTCGGTGATGACGCTACAGGCGATACATACGCTTAACAATCAACTAAGGTGGGGGGTTAATTCTCCCCACTTTTTACAGGACATACGATGAAAAACATATTTATAATAGCTTTACTAGGTTTCAGCATCACAGGATGTGCAGCAAGTGCAATCAATCTGTCTGCAGATATACCTAAAGAGCAAGAAGTAATAATTTCAATAGAAACTAAAAAATCAAACGATTAATTATGCCACAACAAATAAGTAAAGAATTGTTACATTTGTTCCTATGTATAGCAACTGTGTTTTGTTTATACCTAGGTCTTTCTTCTTTTATGGAAAAACAATTTGCAACATTTCTATACTTATTACCTGCTAATGGTGCAGCAGTTTGGTATTTTTATAGAAGAAGCCTGCTTAGACAATGAACAATACGTTTATTACTGCAGGTGCAGCACCATCAGATACAAATAGGACAGATATCTACGAATGTCCTAGTAATTTTAAAGGTGTAGTAAAGTTTATAAACGTAGCAAATGTAAATTCAGGTAACAAAACAGCTAAAATAGAATACTACGATTCATCCGCTACTACATACTATGCCTTGTCAGGTGCAACATCTATAGCAGGAGAAAGTTTTATAAATTGGATAGATACAACTTTAGTATTAGAAGCAGGAGACAAGGTAACAGTTACCGCAGGAACAGCAAGTACAATACATGCAGTGGTAGGTGTAGAATTAATTTATAATCCATTAACAACGTAGGCAAAACATGGCATCATTTCTTTCATTGGTAAACAAAGTATTAGTAGAATTAAACGAACCTGAGCTTTCTACTTCTGCAGACTTATCTTCGGCAGCAGCTACTGTAGGCATACAGAATACAGTAAAAGAAAACATAAATAAATCTATAAGAGACATTGCTACTTCTGAAGTAGAGTGGTCTTACCTAATAGCTTCAGGCACGTCTGCACTAACAACAGGTATATCAGAATATACAGCACCGACAGCAGCTAACACAATAGATTGGGATAGTTTTATCCTACTACCTACAGAACTTATAACTAACGGTACATATGATAGTAATATAAATAGTTGGACTACATCTAATTCTGGTACTGGTTCAGCAACACACTCTACTGATGCATTATCTTTAGCAGCAGGTTCAGGAACATCTGCAGTCTACCAAGCAGTGTCTTTAACTAGGGGTAGGCAATACATGGTATCATTTGCTATGAAAAATGCTAGTGAATCTGGTACAGCTATTAGCCCTAGCCTTGATGTTTCTGTAGGCACAAGTGCACTAGCTACTGATGTAGTGACAGGCACATATACATCTGCAGGTGGATCAAATGATGAAGGTGATCTAAGTTATCACAACTTTACTTTTGAAGCATCTGCTACACAACACTTTTTAACAATAAAAAATTCTACAGCATCTTCCACAGTACTTGTAGATAACGTAAGCGTAAAAGAAAATTTTCATCCTAAAAGTTTAAAATATTTAAATGAGGATGAATGGAGACAACGTGTTGCCAATACTGACAAACACCAAAAC